ATAAAATATTTTTAATATAAAAAAATAAAATATTTTTTTTATTTATGATATATTATATATACATATGTTAGGTTTAGGTGCTCTTATTGTTTTTATTGTTGCTATTGTAATTGTTGTATTTATTACTCAATTACTTTGGAATTTCGTTATGCCAGATGTTTTTGGACTCAAACCAATTGAATTTTGGCACGCTTTAGCTTTATTAATTTTAACTAGTATTTTCTTTGGAGGTCATTGCAATGCTTCCAGTATTTCTTCTATGAATACTATGTTAGCTTAAATTTTTATTTATTATTTGTAAAATATTATAAATAATAAAATAATTTTATTTTGTTGTAACAGTGATTGTATTTGCATTTTGATTTAAAAATACAACAAATTTATTTGGAGGATATGATAATTCTAATTTATCAGCAATTTCTTTGCCTTTGGTTTTACACATTTCCAAATTAAAATTTTCAAAATAATTTGTTTTTTCACATTCAAATTGTATTGTCTTTGTGGGAATATAATTTGGATGTGATAAAATCACTTCTTCAACCAAATCAGATGATTTTAATTCAATAATGATTTTTTTATGTTTTAATTCAAATCTAATTGTTTTGGATGTGAGATGAAAATATATTCCAACTTTAAATTCTGAATATAATTCATTTGATTCAAATTTTTTATTCCATTCAACACTTAGAGATTGTGCTTCTGTTTGGGATAATGGAAATTTATCCCAATTAACCATCTTATATTTTACTATCCCAACAATTGGTTTTATTTTTTTAAAAAACACTTGACACATTGTTTCAAAATCACCATTAAAATAAAAAATATGTGGTTTTGGGTCTGTATTTTTATTTTGATTTTGTTCATTATTTTCCATTATGAATTCTAATATATAATTTATTAAATGAGTATTTATTTAAGATATTTTCATTAATTAAACAAAAAAATAAAAAATTGAAAAAAATAACATTTGACAACAATTAATATTTTTGAATTATATATAATATATACAGGTATATATATAATTAATTTAATAATATCTTTTAAAATGGAATTTAATCAACTTGAACAAACCAATATTTTTGAAGAACATATTACCAATAATAACCCATGTGAGATATATGCTTTTTCTCCAAGAATTTATTCCGTTTTTAACGAAGTATCTCGAAATATTGAAAATTTACCAAAATATGCATTAGCATATATTGGGAATGATAGTTTTTCTTATACAGTTCATTTTTACAAATGTTCTAATGATATTGTATATATCTTTTTAATCGGAATGGATGGTATCAAAGAACATTATCTATTGTAACCTTTATAAAAAAATTATTTTTTTAAATTATTTTCTTTGTATATTTTTGTAAATTTTTTATTAATCACATCAGATTCAAACATTCGAATTGATTGTAAGTTAATACATTATAACTATATCTACTTAATAAACTTAAATTTTTTAGACATTTTATGTAATTGTATGTTTGTTTTATATGTATATATATGTTATATTACAATTATAAAAAAAAATCAATTTTTTTAACTATAGTAAGAATAATTTAATCGATTATCATTATCATTATCATTATCATTATCATCATTTTCCATCTCATTAATTTTATTTTCCAAATTAATTATTTTATTTTCAAGGTATGTATGGTAATCTATAGCAGATTTTATTATCTGAATTAGTTCTGGGATATTTTTATTATTTTCAAAATCTTTATCATATGTAAAAATTCTATCCAAAGTAATTTTAATAGTACTATTATATTTTTGATTATTTTCAAATTCAACATCACTTAAATACAAGTGTAATTGTCCATTTGGATAATCAAAATCAACATTTAATACATTTGATTCTACAATATGTTTCTGCAAACAAGTAGCCAAATTATAATTATTAAATTTATTATTGGATATTTTATTAGGTAATACTCCTTTATAATTAATATTATTATTTAGTAATGTAATACAAATTTCTGTATAATAATGTGTTTTATTGAATTCTAATTTAACATTATCTTTAAGTAAAAAGTCCATAACTTTTATTTATTTTTAAATAATATTATTTATAAAAATCAATTTTTTTTAATTAAAAAATATATTTGAGAGCTTGAGATACATGAGAAATTTCTTTTACTTTAAAGTTTTTATCTATTAAATCTGGATTATTTTTTTTAACAATTTCAAATTCTCTATGATTATCTTTTGGAACCAAAGCAAATTTAATTCCAGCTTTTTTAGCACCATTTAATTTTGCATCTAATCCACCAATTTCAGTAACATTTCCATCTAAATCAATTTCACCAGTAATTGCTACATCATTTTTAATGGGTTTATTTGTTAATAGTGAATAAAAAGCACAAGTTATAGCAGTTCCAGCACTAGGACCATCTTTTGGTGTTGCTCCATCTGGAAAATGAATATGGAATCCTCTGGAATCCCAAGTCTTTATAACATTATCTTGTTCTTCTCTTGTAAGTAAATTCCATCCTACAGTTTTGGCTACTTTAACAGATTCTTCCATAACTTTTTCTACACTTCCAGTAATACCAATACTCATAATATCTTTTGAATATATTTGTTTTATTTGAATAGGTGTAATACCACCTAATCCTGATACTGAAGCATACATACCATTAATACATCCAACCATATTTGTTTGTTTAATTTTTTTGTGGTTAATTTTATGATAATCTGAAAAAGTATCAGAAACAAATTTATTTGTAATTAAATTAGATATTTTAGATTCGGGATTTTCAACCAATGCCAAATGTCTCATTCTAAAAACTTCAAATAATTTTTCTTTCAATTTTCTAACACCTGCTTCTAGAGTATATTCATTAATAATAGTACTTAGTTCCTCATTGGAAATTGTAATATCCTCAGAATTATAACCTAATTGAGAACAAACTTCAGGAATAATAAATTTACGACAAATAACTAATTTTTCTTTTGGTTTAATTGGATTTAATCTAATTTCTTGAATTCTATCTAATAAAATACGGTCAATCTTATTTGTATCATTGTAAGAAAATACAATAATTGCTTTTGATAAATTAATTTTTACTTCAGCAAAATACCTATCAGTAAAATGTGAATTTTGTGCAGGATCTGTAATATGTGTTAAAACAGATGAAATTTCATGACCATGTTCTGTATTTGATATTTTATCTAATTCATCGAAATATAGAATTGGATTCATTATTTCAGCTTCCTTTAAATGTTTAACAATATCACCTGATGTTGCACCATGATATGTAATATTATGTCCAGATAAAGTAGAACCATTTGTTGTACCTCCTAATGAAGTAAAACAAAATGGTCTTGATTTACTATTTTTAATTAATTCCATATCCAATTGTGTAATACTTGGAGTATCTGATTCCAAGTCATATTCAACAAAATCAACTAAACATTTAGAAAGAGCACCTTTAATCATTGTTGTTTTACCAACACCTGGTGGTCCTTGAATACCAATAACTACACCGGATTTAAATCCTCCTGATAACCATTGTGATATTATACATTTAATGTGTTTTTTAGTTGAATCATGACCATAAACACAATCATTTAAAATATCATTAACATATTCCATATATTTTTTTCTTATTTGAATAAATTCATTGTATACTTTTTGATATTTTATATATGTATTATCGGGATAAAATTTTGTTGAATCAAAAAATTTCACTAAATCAGATTCATTGAATAATTTATATTTATTTATAAATTCGTTTGAACTTGTTGAATTTATAGAATTAATTTTTTCTAAAACGTCACCTATAAAACAAAATATTTTTTCATATTTATATTTTCCAAATGGAATTTTAACTAAATTATCAATATATTCTTTAGCTTTACCATTTATCATCATATTATTATTTAGTTCTTCTTCTTTTTCTCTAATATGTTTTTGAATATCATCTGGTAATGAATCTATATCATACTTTGAACTTGATTTAGATTGTTTTTTTCCCATTGATTGGGATGAACTTATTCCAATAGGTATTCCAAATAATTCAAACATTTTAAGAACATTAGAATCACCAGCACCTTTATCATTAGATGGATTAAAGTTTTCATTAGAATTAATTAATTTATTTTTACTTAAAAAATCATATACCTCTTTATAATTCCAAGATTCCAAATGGTCAATAAAATCTCTTGTGTATTTAAATTTGAGTTCTTTATATGTTGATATCGCATTTTTCCACCATTTTATTAATTTTAATAAATTTACTTCGTCTAATTTTGCATTATCAATTGAATTTGAAGTATATTCAAATCTTAATGATTTATTTTTTAATGATTTTGTTAACCACCAATCTAAAATTCTAATTTTACATTCTGAACTAGCATAATCTATAGCATTTGAATTATATTTTAATTCTAATCCTGAATTAATCCACCAATTTAAACTATCAATTTTATCAAATTTACTCGCTAAATTTATAGCTTTTTCAGTATATTTTAATTCAGTTCCGTATTTTTTATGTGCATTTACCCACCAATCTAATACTTCAATTTTTCCATTTGCTGAAGCATTATCTATGGATTCTGATGTATAACTATCAGGTAATGTAACAGATTGAATCCATTTATTTAAAAATTTAGTATCACCAATTGAACTAGCATAATCAACCTTTTTTAATGTTTTGATTTTTTTAGTTTGAAAAATTTCTTTTGTCTTTTTAAGTTTATTATCATCAGAAAAATTTGTTTCATCTAATTTTGTTTCATCTGATGTTTTTTCATTAGATTTTGTTTCATCAGATTTTGTTTCATCAGATTTTGTTTCATCAGATTTTGTTTCATCAGATGTTTTTTCAAATGTACAATTTTGCGAATTCATTAAATCATCATAATTTTTATCATTATATGATATTTTACCACCTGAAGAACTTATAGATTTACTTTCTTTATTTCCATTTGAATCATAATTTTCAATAACTAAATCAAAACTGACTGGACAAAAATTATCATTATTTTTATTTGTATTTATATTTTCTTTTATAAATGTGTCTTTAATGAATTGTTCTAAAATAATACTTAATGGATTATTTAGTGAATTAGTATGATACATATCATTATCTTTATCATTATCTTTATCAGGGACATAAAAATGGCGATTATTTTCTTCATTACTTTTTCTATTATTTATAGAATCATCAATACTGTCTTCATTTTCACTATTTTCTTCTTCGCTTATATTATTTTCTTCATTACTTTTTCTATTATTTATAGAATCATCAATACTGTCTTCATTTTCACTATTTTCTTCTTCGCTTATATTATTTTCTTCTTCGATTTCATTATTTTCTTTTATGTCATTTTCATTAATCTTGTTGTCATTTTTTGATTTATTGTCAAATAAATTAGAAGACATTTATTTTTACTATTTAATTTGATATAATATGTATTCTAATTAAATATCAACTTTTTTGATATTTTATCTGTCATTTATAAATATATTATTATATTCATATATAATATATAAATATAAATATAATGATATTATTAGATATAATTAGTGGTATAAACGATAAAATTACTAACAATGATAGTATAGATTTTTCGGAAAATAAATCATTGACAATAAAATTTATAAATAATTATGAAAACTACCAAAACATAGAATGTGATTTTTTAAATGAACACATTGATATAAAAAATATAAGAAAAAAAACCGAATTTGAAATTAAATGCAAAATTGTTGAATTTTTAGGCGCTGGTTCATATGGTAAAGTATATAAAATAAAAATTGGAAAAAAATATTATGCTTTAAAAATAAATGAAAATGAAATTCCAATTAATCTAAAACAAAGATATGAATCATTAACTTGTATTGAACAATTAAAAAAATATATTATTCAAATTTATGTAGCTGGAAATTTAAACTGTGAAAAATATAAATATTTTTCAATAATGGAATATGGTGGTGAATGTTTAAAATCACAAATTCCCTTTAAAACAATTGAAGAAATAAAATTTATAATGAGACAACTTTATAATATTGTTTATTTATGTGAAAGAGAAAGACTTTATTTAACTGATTTTAAATTTAATAATATTGTTCTGAATGACAAAGATTATAGATTAAAACTTATAGATATCTATATTGAATGTAAAAAATATAATCCTTGCAAAGAATGTAGAATTGTAAAAACATATTCTACTTTGGAAATGGATAAAATTAAAAATATATTAGATAATCAAAATTACAATCATACATATCACTATATTCCCTTAGGAGTTGGTTTAATAGATTTACTATGTAAAAAAAGTTTTTCAAATATAATAAGTTCTTTA